GTTAGTAGCGCCATTTGTTACCAATTATCCTATAGATTTATTTATGGGGTTAATACTCGCCCTCATTTCTGAGGAAGTTGTTATACTCCACTGCGACGATTCTTGCCTGAGCACCAGAGGAGTTTCCGTTAAGTTGCTCACCAGGAGTAAACTTATAAGTTGGGTCATTATCAACCAGTGACTTAACATCTAGATAGAATTGACCTGCCTTAGGTCCAATTCTTCTATTTGTGGTTGTTGCTGCAATACCAGATGTCTGTCCAGTAACTGTTTCTTCACCGCCTGCCCCAGGGATGTTAAACAGAGATGCAGTGATATATTCAATAGTGATAGTTGCGGTAGAGATGTGAGCATCTCCATCACCCAGAGCACCTGCAGCCTGGATAGTAGCAACCAACTGGTTAGGACTACCATCGTAGATCTGATCACCTACTTGGAAGAGCGTGGTGTTGGTGCCACCTAATTCTTCCTCAATACCATATTTAGACGAGGCGATGCCCCCATCTAGATTGATCTGGTTTTCAAAATCTGTGCCAGCGTTTAGAAGGTCAGGAATACCGTCACCAAACTGCTGCACTCCATCAGCATCAACAAACTCCTCATCATCATCTTCAAACTTTCTGTTTTGAATGATTGACAAAGGGTTAGTAAATGCAACAATATCTTCACCTTCTGCCTCAACCAAAGTATGTGGTGCGACACCAGTTTGTGAAGATGCAGATGTGCCTGCAAAGAATGCAATAATTTTAGATTTTTCGTTTGATCTACCAGCATCAATAAATGCCAGCTCATCAACCTCAAAGGTTAGATAAAGTGCTCTCTCAACAGGATCCCAGTCATAAACGATAGCGACTCTGTTAGTTGCAGATTCAACGACACGTCTTACTTTATCAGTAACCTGGAAAGAATAAAGTGTTTCATTAGTGATAGGATCATTCTGCAATGTGTCGAGAATGACCTTCTGATCAAAACGGAAGTTTGTGCCTCTATCACATCCAGTAAATGATGTAGCAGTTTTACCTGTATATCTAATAACTTCTCTACCGAGAAGTACTTTACCAGATCCAGGATAAGGTGCAGTTGACTCAAGATGAATAGTTTCGGCACCTGTAGTTACGTCCGTCAGAATACCTGACAAATTGTAAACAACAGAGTTTAGAGACTGTCTGTTTCTTGCAGTCTTAATGAGGTTTGTATCTCTAGTAAAGATAACTTGAGGATTATCTACATAACCATCGCCACCTGTCAGGAGATCAATAGTCGTAATAGCACCAAGATCAATGTATGCCTGGGCACTAGCACCAGATCCACCACCACCAATGATCTGAATTAGAGGAGGGTCTTCAAAGAATTCACCAGGATTGGTGAGTGTAATAGCAGTAACCTTACCAAATGGATTAACTCCAGCAACTCCAGTTGCTCCAGATCCACCACCACCAGAGATGATGATGTTTACATCTTCTTCAGTATAGTTTCTACCAAACTCTTCAATAGCAAGACCTGTAACCAGACCCGTAATAGGCACCAACTCAGATCCAGATCCACCGCCACCTCTGACTTGTGCAGTAGCAGCAAAATATTCATCACCAAATTGTGTCATCTGGATGAAGTCGATGCCACCATCCTGTTTCAGGAAGATTTTACCGTCTGCAGGGACAGACGCACCAGCATCTTCAATCTCCAACCGCAGAGGATCATATCCTTCACCTGGGTCTAAAACCTCAACAGCAGTGATTTCTCCACTATCACCTTCAATAACTGGTCTAAGCACAGCATCCCTAATAGGTGTGCCACAATTTTCAATACGAAGTCTAGGGGGATCAGCAGGATCATACCCACTGCCTCCAGCAGTCACATAAACTTCTCTTACCCCGTAGATACTATTGAATACGGGGAAAATCGCTGCACCTGATCCTGGGACTGTTCTTGGCATTTATCAAACCACCACAATGTTTCCGACCATTCCTGGGTGCTGGGTGCATTGATACACATAAGTTGTGCCTGCAGCAAGATTCATTGGAATCGTGTAATACTGTGTCCCACTTTGACTTCCAGAGACACCTGCAGTAACTGCAGCACCACCAGAAGACTGGCGAATAGCTACAGGGTGAGCACCACTCGCTTCCCAGCGATATGTAAATCCTCTATAAACATAGACTGTAGGATTAGAAACCCCACTTGGGACACCGCCACCAGTAATTGTATATCCAGTGCCAGAGCTACCACCCATCTCAAAAGTAATGGTTGGGGTAGCAGTATAATTCCACTGTTGATTATTGAAATCGTATGTCAGGTTTGCACCTTGAGCTTCTGTGCCACCTGCAGCAACAACACCATCGTTAGCAACAGTCAAAGTACTACCAGAAACAGATGTAGTAATACCAGTGCCGCCAGCAATCGTCATTCCCCCTTCAACATCAGAAGAAGTGTAGGATCCTGTGTCGCCACTAACACTTTGAATAATAAACTGAGGTACGTTTGGTTGGGTGTTTGTAATCGTCAGATTATCACCAGAAACAGCAGTGGTGATCCCAGTGCCACCGATAAAGTTAATAGAAGTAGTAGTAGAATTAGCCGTTTTCGAGCCCGAGTCAGACCCGATAACAGAGAAGAGGTTTTGATCTTCATCACCTAACGTCCCCGTCATGTTGATTGTTAAGGTATCTCCAGCAATAGATGTGGAGATGTTAGTGCCGCCAGCAATAGTAAGCACATCAGTAGGAGCACTCGCAGTAGTAGACCCCGAATCAGCATTGATACCCTCAAATAGATTTTGTGTAGTGCCGCCACCACCGCCAGATCCAGCATCATCATTGTCTGGATACCAGTTGCTATTAGCAGCAGACCATTTCAGGACTTGACCATCAGAAGGACCACCACCGACTGTCATGTCAACGTCGGTCAACTCACCAATAGAGGACCCAGTATCAAGAAGTTGAATCCAAGACCCATGTGCAAAATAACTATGTCCCTCAGCGTGGACGTGAGCAAACATACCATGGTGTGTTGCCACATCAGGTAGATCTCCCAAGGTTGCATATGGAGCAGACCACTTAAAGTATCCATCAGCACCATCAACATACGCCAGTGCGCTACCAGCACCACCACGCCAGAATTTAATATCACCAGTGCCATCTGGTTGTAGGTTGATGTCTCCATTACTTTCGGAGACGATATTAAACGTCTTAACGTTGAGGTTTGCACTAAGTGAATCAAAATGTCCCTCAGCGAATTGAGATCCATTCCATTTCAGCACTTGCCCTGCAGCAGGAGTGCCGACATTCACCAACAAGTTGGTATCATTACCAAGAGCGGTATAGATCTCGTCAATGACGCTATTCAGTTTGATAGCACCATCTCTGAGACTATCACCTGTCCCGTCGTTTGCTGACGATCCAATACTAAGATTCTGCTTTGCCATGGTAGGGGTTTTTCTACAGTGTTATTTAGGTGCCATCGAAGGTTTGTGCCGTAGAGTCAAGAGTACTCTGCGTGCTATCGAATCTATTAGAAGTAGATCCGCTGCCACCACCAGATCCGCCAGTAACAGTCAATACTGCTGCGTTGGAGTCAAGGGGTGAGTTTTCTGCTAATGTCGAAGATCCCAGAGGACCAACGATACGACAACGGAATCTATATCCCGTCATATATGCAAGGGTGCTGAGTGTATAGGAGTTTGTGGTTGCTCCTGTAATAGCAGCAAATGCGAAACCGCCATCTGTGGATCGATACCACTGATATGCGATAGGTCCATTTTCTGGACTGATCTCTGCCTGCACAGTAAACGTTGCCGTTTCGCCAGGATTTGTCGAAGCATTCTGGGGTTGTTGTGTAAACACCAGAGTTGGTGCAGCAGGTGGTGTGCCACCGCCACCGCCACCGCCCCCTGGAGGGGGTGCAGGTGGTTGTAATGTAAAGTTTGTATTGATAGTCTCTCTGGTAGACTTTCCAATCATGTAGGGAAACTCAGGATGATCAATATCATCTGGGTCTACAGATAAGAAATATGCATATGTGCCATTCTGAAATTCTGGTGTGATACAAAATCTACCGTTATGGTAGTCAAGGTCACCAGTTGCCTCTACATACTCCCAGTCCTCTACCAGTGCCCCTGCAGGAGGGTTTTGAATGGTATTACCATAGTCAGGTCTCCCATCTGCCTCAACTGATTTGGTTGAGTAGGAGGATGTCATAATTCTAGGTGTGCTTAGATTATCCCAAGGGGAATCGTAAGCATAAGGTCCGTAGATGGGGAATCCATCAAAAGCAATGCCAACGATCTTAGAATGACCATCAGGATGTCTTAAGTTGTCACCATTATATTGTGTGCTTCCATAGTAATCGTTGTATCCTGCCATCGCTGACCCAGCACGCCAACAATCTAGGAAGTGCGTGTCATGATAGTGATACTGCCCATTCTGCTCAGGGTGACCACCACAATCATCATCACCAAAGTCCACGGGAGATTGTGGGTAGTGAGCATTCCAACTGAATCCTACTGGCGGGTTGCCACCATTACCCGCAGAAGGGTTAAACAAAGCAACACCGTTAGCGGCAATGCCAATAGTGCCAAGCGGAGTTGCACCTCTGCCATTTCGTTGATCATAGTATTCGTATGTGCCTGTTGTGAGAGACTCTTGGTCTCTCATGATGAGGTCAAGTC